AGAGAGAAACAATCTACGCCGTAGAGAGAACCGAAAGTACAAGCAGTATGTGTCTGTGATTGGAGAGTACTAATGGAGTACACAAAGAATCAGGTAGTAATTGAAGTCAATGGTGGCGTTGCAGAGGTTGTGCGATGTCCTAGTGACATTGAAGTGATCATCATTGATCACGATAACGACATGAATGGAGATCAAGAATGAAAACTATTGAGGACATCAATTACGAGATCGCATTCATTGAGACTGAACTAGAAGCCAATGAGTTTATTTATCTCAGTAAAGATCAACTAACTGGTTGGTTGTCGGCACTTAATTGGGTTAAGTCAAAGTGGGATTACGAAAGGAAAACTAATGGATAACAATAACGAGATGATCTTGGTAGATCGTGAAGAGGTCGAGTTACTTGCAGAGCAAGACATCACCGATGATCAATGGCAGATGATTAAAGAACAGATCGCAACTGACGATAACATGTGGCAGGTTATCGATGAGTGCATCAGACATACTGTTGATCAGGTGATCATCAATGGTTAATACATTCTTGCCATTCCCACAGTTTACTAAATCTGCTCAGGCACTTGATTACAGGCGATTAGGTAAGCAACGAGTAGAGGCGTGGCAGATACTTCAAGCCCTCAGGGGCGAGACTAAGGGCTGGACTAACCACCCTGCTACAAAGATGTGGCGTGGGCATGAGAAGGCGTTGTGCGAATACGGAATTGCGATCTGCAAAGAGTGGATTGATCGTGGTTACAAAGACACAATGCTCGATCGATTCGTTGCGGTTCATGCACTCTTACCTGATTGCGAAATGCCTGTGTGGTTAGGTGATTCGTCATTTCATCAGTCTCATCAGAGCAACTTAAAACGCAAAGATGCAGACCACTACAACTTCAATGTTGAAAACGATCTTCCGTATTTATGGTTCGATCGAATGCTCGGCAACTTCAAAGTGTTTACGATTGGAAAAAAACCTAGTGAAACTAAACAGAAAACTGGTGCATCGAATTGAAGGACTGGCTCACTACTACCGACATCGCGCAACAAACAGGGCTAAAGATCGACACGATCTACACCTATCGAAAGCGAAACACCCTTCCCGAACCCGATCACATGATCGGAAATCGACCACTATGGAAGCAAACAACAATAGATGAGTGGAACTCTTATCGAACAACTCAAATAGAAATGGAGAAATAAATGCTGGCAAATGTAATTGTTAGTAGTGCTAACACCGCATCAGAACACCTTGTGGAGTTTCCAATGAATGGAAACATCTACACCGCTAAGGTGTTTATTGGTGAGTGGGGCGTTGATGTCGATTGGTTTATTGGTGAGGACTTTATTGCGACTGATGATCGCTGGAAGGTTCTGCCAACTGAACTGTACGATCTTGATGATTCCGACTGGGAAGAAATCCTCTATACATGAGTACCTACAAAGTAACTTTTGTGTGGACACGATCGATTGAAGTCGAATGTGATTCGGAAGATCAAGCAAATCAACTCGGTGAACTGTGGCTATCCGAAGCCGTACCTGCAATCGCTCATGACACCGAATGGGATAGTGAACTGATCAACTAACTTCCCATCGGCGATCTGGCTGATCTAAAAGTTACTTCAAGCCCACATAAGCAGATTCCCTAAGCCCATAGTCACTATTGCCCCTAGCCCCCGATCGGGCTAGGGGCTATTTTTTGCATTCTAAGTTACTCACCAGTAACATTACTCAGCAGTAACATGAAGGGGGAAGATCATGGCTTATGTCGTAAAGCGTGGAGATAGGTTTACTGGCTATTACCGAAAGGGCGGTAAACGCCTCTCAGCAGGTACATGGGATTCGACTATCGATGCCATGTACCACGCCTCAAAAGCAGAGGCATCGGGTGTCAGCGAGCCTTCTAGGGCGGTATTTACCCTATCGACCTACATAGAGTCGTGGCTTCCGACCGCCGATCTCATGCCGATCACTCGCAAGGGCTACCAGTCGATTCTTGATCGCTATGTCCTGCCCAGTCTCGGAGATCGCAAAGTAACTTCGATCGATACCCGTAGCATTCAAAAGTTACTTCAAGCCCTGCGATCTGAGGGAGTCGGTTCAGCCACCCTCAATCAGATCAAGGCATCACTCGGTTCTGCCCTCTCCCAGTTAGTCGATACAGGAGAATTAACTCAGAACCCTACTCATGGAATTAAGATCAAGGCGAAGTATTCCGACATCTCGAATGTCGTAGAGCCCGAAGAGTTTAAGGCGATCATTCAGCACCTACCAACCGAAGGGGCGCAGTTATTCGCCCGATTCTTGGTCGCTAGTGGGTGCAGATTCGGGGAAGCCACCGAGATCAGGGTCAAGGACATCAACCTAAAGACAGGCGAAGTCTATGTCCAAAGGCGAGTCAGCGATCTAGGGTCAAGCCATACCAGCAGGTTTCTAGTCGTAGAAGCCACAAAGTCGGGTCATAAGCGAAGCCTTATGCTAAGCAAAGCCCTACTACAAGAGATTCAGGGCTATGTCATAGCAAAAGCCCTATCAAAAGATGACCTACTGTTCCCAAGAACGATCATCTTAACAACAGGTAAACTAGAACCTTCTCGTGGAAGCACTATGTCTAAGCGACCATTCGCCCAAGACGGAAAACTGTTCCAGCATGGAACTCTGTACGCCTATACACATGGGCGTTGCCGATGTGAGGCTTGTAGAGAGTCGGTGCGAAAGCACAGGCAAAAGACAAAGCCATACCAAAAGCAACAGAGATTCATCGACCATACGAGTCACTTACCACGAGATGTATGGAGAACTACATGGAACAAGGCAATAGCCAAGTCAGGCATCGGTTGGAGTCCTAGAACCCATGATCTCAGACACGCTAACGCTACTCAACTTCTAAAAAGCGGAGTAGATGTGCATGAGGTCAAGGAACGCTTGGGGCATCAGTCGATAAAGACGACAGAGCGATACTTACATCGCCTTCGTCACAACCAGTCAAAGGCATCAGAAAGTGTCAATGACTTTTTGGAGTGATGATGAACCTAACAAAAAGAGGCAAGATCGTATTCGGATCGCTATTTACGGCGATCTTCGTAGCAAGTGGGATAGTGGTACTGCCACCAGCCCTCAGCCCTACGCAAGCCGAAGCACAGATCATGCAGAAGCAATACCAAGAGCGAGCCCTAGCCAAGTACGAGAACGCTGATCGCCTAACTAAGACACAGTTAGTCGACCTGCTACACGCCATTGGCTTCAAAGGACAAGCCTTACGCTATGCGTGGGCTATCGCTATGAAGGAATCAAGAGGAAACCCTCTCTCCCACAACGGCAACCGAGATACAGGAGACAACTCATTCGGGTTGTTTCAGATCAACATGGTTGATTCATTGGGACAAGATCGTAGGGACAAGTTCAGTTTGGAGTACAACGCCCAACTGTTGAACCCTGTGGTGAATGCCCAAATCGCTTATTACATGAGCGATGAGGGTAAGAACTGGAAGTCATGGAAAGGTATTCACAATCCTGTAGTAAGGAAGTGGTTAGCCCAATTCCCTGAGTCCCATGCAAAAGCACTAGCAAAAGCGAAAGCAAAAGCACTAGGAAAAACAGAGTAAGCAATAGGAGAAGCCCCGTCAGAAATGGCGGGGCTATCTTCGAAGTAACTCTACCTGGCAGCCAGGTGAGTTAGTTAGTTAGGGGGAGCAAGATGGCAGCAGGTTATCCAGTTCCACATCAGCATGAGCAGATGAGTGTTAGTAAAGCAAAGCCATACCAGAAGCCATACCAGAAGGAGAAGCAGTTACCAAAGCCACACCAGAAGGGCAAGAAGTGGGTTCAAGATGAACTGCCCTTTAATGACAAGCCTTGGCGTGAGAGATCTCTTACTGATACTGAAGTAGAAGAACTCTTTTGGCGCGATTTAGTTCAGTTGGGTTGGAGATGGCAGACATACGGCGAGAACCCAAAGAGCAGGAACATCGTATTGCCTTGTCCTTACTGCAATTTAGTAATTGATAGTCACACCATCATTACAGATACAAATGCTAAGAAGATGCAAGACAAGCATTACTGCGAATTAATCTTGAAGAAGCACAAGGGGCTTGAATGCAAAGCCTTACCAGAAGACGAAGCATAAGCATAAGCAGAAGCAATAGCAGAAGCCCTACCAGAAGTGTTTAGCAATTGCCGTTGTAGCCAATATCGTCCACGCAACATTGAAGTAGATGATAGTTGGGAGTGTCTTGATAGTAGAGGTCAATATCAAAGCCATACTAGAAGCAATAGCAAAGATATAAAGCCACCACCATTGACGACCAAACAATAGCCCAGGAATAATAATCATCAATTTTGTAGAAAAAGCCCAAAACTCAATAAGATTAGTCTTATTCCAATACGATCGTGTAAATAACTGTTTGGTTACTGTGCGTATGTCATTTAGTTTCATTGTTTTAAAACCTTTAAAAAGTAAACATGAGAAGTACAGTCAGAAGAAGCAACTTCAATATTTGACTTCCATACTTCTATTTCTTTTTTAAATTTTTCTCTGTAGCAATTGTTTTTAACCATTTCTTTCATTACATCAATATTTAACTGGTTTAATCCATAAGCAACAGATAACCAACTATGAAGGCCAAATGGAGTAATGCCTGTAAAATCAATGTTTTTTGGAACAAAATTATTTATAATGTTTAACTTTTTTTGAATTTCTAAAGGATGGCTTTCTGGCGCTTTAAACTTGTTCCAAAACTTGGAATCGTTTCTTTTACCCAAATAATGAAAATAAACAAAATTAAAAATTCCGTTTGTAAGTTCTTCTGCCTCAGTATTAAACCTGTCTATTAAAGGCTGTGAAGGACTTTCTATGTGGGATAAATCATTTACAAATTTCTTTAGAATGCTTAAAGAAGAGTAAATAGAGGTTGCCTCTAGAGGCTCAATAAACCCAGAAGATAAGCCTATGGCAACACAATTTTTTACCCAAGGAGTTTTGTAATATCCTGCTTTAAATTTAAAAGCACCTTTAGTTTCTCTTGGATAAATTGGTTTAAATCCTAAATAATTTTCAATTTCTTTAATTGCTTCTTCTTCAGAGGTTAAAGAAGAGTCAAAAACATAGCCACATCCGTAACGATTTTGTAAAGGTATTTTCCACATCCAACCATATTTCATAGCAATAGATTCTGTGTAAGGGGGTATTTCTTCGTCATTATCAATGAAAAAAGGAACAGCAGTATCAACAGGGAGATAATTTGAGTAGGAAACCCACTCTGCATTAAAATGTTTTCCTACTATAAGACGACTAAATCCAGAGCAGTCAAAAACAAAATCAGCATTTATAAGCGTATCGTCTTGTAACTTAAACGAGGTTACATTTCCTTCTTTGTCTTCATTGATGGCTGTAACTGTTGCTTCTATGTTTATAACTCCTCGTTCTAATGCAACTTTTTTTAAAAACGACGCTAAACGAGTAGCATCAAAATGTAGAGCAAAATTTGCTAATCTGTTGTATTTAATAATTGGATTTGAATAGCCAGTAGGAATATTGTTTTCTTTTTTAAAATCGTAAACTTGAGGAACTTTATTAAGTTCACAAATTTTAGACATAAAGTCGTATTCTTCAAAAACAACTTCTTCTGCTATTGAAAGTACAGAGGTAAGATTGTACTCTCCAATTAGGTCGGAAGCAGAAATGTTTGACAATGCAGGATGATCCGTTAAAAAAGTATGATAAAAATGTTTTTCATCGTTATTCCAATTAGTAAACTTTATTCCATTTTTTATAGTTGCTCCTGCATGCTTTATAAGATCAGAAATAGGAATTTGAACTTCATCTAAAAAAGTTACAAAGTTAGGAGTGGTACCTTCTCCAGCACCTAAAATTCCAATTTCTGGTGACTCAATTAAGGTTATTTGAGAGTTATCAATGTATCTATTTAAGTATAGAGCAGTAATCCAACCAGCAGAACCACCACCCACTATAACTATTTGTTTTTTCATTTCTCAATTGTTTCTACTAAATTGTCTTTAACTTCTGATAAAACCAAATCCATTATTTTGCTGTTTTTAGCCATGGCATATCTTTTTAATATAGACTGTTTTGTGTTGTATCTAATGCTTGAAGCAGCCATTTCTGTCGACAAATGTTGTAACCGTTTACTAAACACGAACCTTTTTAATACAACTTTTTTTTCAGTAAAAAACCTAACGTATGCAAGTTCATCTTCTAATGACACTGTAAATAGATCATTATCTAATGGAACATGGTAATCAAGGTTTATTGGTCTAAACCATTTCCCTATATCCCATCCTCCAGAAGCAAGAATAGCGTTAGGTGAAGGAGTTTTTGGAGGAAGATAGGGAGGCAAGAAATCCATATGCAAAGACTCTTCTGAAACAAAAACATAACTAAGGTTATATACAAGATTAGAATAGCCAGTTAAACTAGAAGGCCTTTGTTTATACAGTGAAACTACTTGCCTATTTTTTGATGGAACAATTTCTCTTGTTAAAGAACTACATGTTTCTTCCAAGTAAGCAATAGGCAAGTCTATCTTCTCATCCACAGCCGACTTTAAGGAGAAAGTGTTTTTTAAACTTTCTTTAACTGCAGGACATGCAAATAGGCCCTCTGAAAAACCACTATTAATACGTTGCAACTTTAACCTAACTAACTCAGGTTCAGGGTACAGTAAAGACCAAGACTCCTCATCTGATGAAAATGCGGCAGGTGCCCAATAAACAATTGTTTCGTTTTTTGCCATCTTTTACCTCCTGTTAATTAGTTATTAGTTTAATCTCACATGCATCAGTTGTGCAATACGCCTCACCAATTGCGTCGGCTGCCATTCCAGCATACACGCCTGAGAAGTCAATAGGAAAGAGGGTTAACACTCCTTCTTCATACTCTTTCTCCGAGATCTGTGTGTAAGGCATCTGAGGGTAGACGTGGTTACCACTAGGCAAGAATGAGACAGTCTTTAGTTGGCCATCATACATGTGAAGAGCAGTTCCAATAGCCGAGGCCTCTGTCTCTGGATCAAATGAGATTGTTACTGAGACAGAATTGTCTGACCAATAGCGTTGTGCAGTAGCAGCAAGTGCCATCTTCTCGTAGATACTTACGTCCTTCTCACTTCTCTTTGCCGCTGACTTAATAGGAAAGAAGACAACCGAAGTCGTATCAGGTGATTCTGATGCTG